AAGACCTCGGCGACATGGGTTTTGATCTTGGCCTGACAGGTTTTGGCGCGGATGAGTTAAGCGCATTGTTTCCAAGTGAAACAACTGGCCTAACAGATGAAGATGCTGTGCCAGAAGTGCCTGTGGTTCCTGTGACGGTCGAGGGTGATGTTTGGCTACTAGGTCGGCATCGGCTGATGTGCGGGGATAGCACAAGCATCGATGCAGTGGAAAAATTGATGGGCGGTCATAAGGCTGATATGGTTTTCACTGATCCACCTTATGGAGTTTCATATGAGGGCGGTCATAATAAAAAGAAACGTGGTCAGATCATCGCTGACAGTTTAAAGGGTGACAATCTGACAGGCCTTTTCTATGGGGCGCTTTCTTCTGCGCTTCCAAATACTAAAGACGGAGCGGCTTTTTATGTTTGGTATGCTTCAGGAAAATCAATAGAAACATATTCCGCATTAGCAAATCTGCCTTTGACATTAAGAGCTGTCATTCAATGGTATAAGATAAAATCTGGCCTTGGTGCTTTTATGAGTCAGTATATTCCGAATTGTGAACCTTGTATGTATTTGCATAAGACTGGGAAATCTCCAGCATGGTATGGGCCGACTACTGAAAAGACAGTATGGGAACAGAAAAAAGAACAACGCAATGATTTTCATCCAACTCAAAAACCAGTGGAACTTCCAGAACGTGCAATCAACAATAGCAGTAAATCTGATGATGAAATTCTTGACCTATTCGGTGGCTCTGGATCGACACTAATTGCTTGCGAAAAGACTGCCCGCAATTGCCGCATGATGGAACTTGACCCAAAGTATTGCGATGTCATCATCAAACGCTGGCAAGATTTCACTGGGCAGCAAGCTATACATGAGGCCACTGGGAAAACTTATGCGGAATTGACCAATGACGCGAGGTCGTAAGCCAAAGCCAACTGCACTGAAGATTGTGACAGACCAAGACCGCGCCCGCAGCCGTGTGCGGAATGAACCTATGCCTGTCACTGTCATGCCTGACATTCCGCAGCCACCACATCACTTAGACGAATATGCGATGGAAGAATGGCAGCACATCTGCGCTGCTTTGTTTCGGTGTGGTGTCTTAACTGAGATCGATGGCCGTGGTCTGGCTATGTATTGCCAAGCCTATGGCCGCTGGCGCAAGGCAGAGGAAGCCATTCAGCAGATGGCAAAAGCAAACCCAGCCAGCGGTGGGCTGATCATCAAGACCAGCAATGGCAACATCATTCAGAATCCTATGGTTGGCACAGCAAACACAGCCATGCGTGATGCCATGAAGTATGCTGCGGAATATGGCCTGACGCCATCCAGCCGTGTGCGCCTTGGCATCGAAGCCGACAAGGCAAATGACAAAGACCCAACAGCGCAGTATTTCACATGATGCACATCGTTCACCAATATGCACAGAAGGCATTGGCTGGCGAAATCGCTGTTGGACCTCATGTGCGCAATCAATGCCAGCGCCACCTGAACGATCTGAAGCGCACCGACATTTATTTTGACGAAGCTGCGGCTGATCGGGCCATCGGCTTTTTCGAAAATGTGCTGAAACTGAGTGAAGGCCAGTTTGAAGGTGTGCCTTTCAAGTTGCACATCAGCCAAGCGTTCATAGTTGGATCAATCTTTGGCTGGAAAAAGCCTGATGGCTTTCGGCGATATAGGCGGTGCTATATTGAGATGGGCAAGGGCAATGGCAAATCACCGCTTGCTGGTGGCATCGGCCTTTATGGCTTGATGGCTGATGGCGAATCTGGTGCGCAAATCTATGCCGCAGCAGCCAAGAAAGAACAGGCCATGATCCTGTTTCAAGATGCCGTTAAGATGGTGCGCCAATCACCAGCACTGGAAAAGCGCATCACGCCATCTGGTGTCAATCCTGTCTGGAATCTTGCTTACATTAGCAACGGATCATTCTTTCGGCCAATCAGCCGCGACAGTGGCAAGAGTGGTTCAGGGCCGCGACCGCATTTTGCTCTTTGCGATGAGGTGCATGAACATCCAGATCGCGGCATCATGGAAATGTTGGAACGTGGTTTCAAATTCCGCAATCAGCCGTTGATGCTGATGATTACTAACAGCGGATCAGATCGAAACAGCGTTTGCTGGGAAGAACATGAACACGCTTGCAAAGTTGCGGCTGGTGATGCGGAAGATGACACAACTTTCCCCTATGTCTGCGCGTTAGATGAGGGTGATGACCCACTAAATGACCCATCGTGCTGGGCAAAAGTGAATCCATTGCTGGGTGTAATCCTGAAAGAAAGCTATTTGCAGGGCGTAGTCGATCAGGCAAAAGCCATCCCAGCAAAGATGAACAGCATTTTGCGGCTGCATTTCTGCGTCTGGACTGATGCAGATGCGGCATGGATCAGCCGAAAAGCATGGGAAGCTTGCGAAGATGCCAGCATGACGCTGGAAGATTTCGCAGAAAAGCCGTGTTTTATAGGCTTGGACCTGTCTGCAACCAAGGACATCACGGGTGTGGCTTATATTTTCCCAGATGGGCAGACAGAAGATGGCAGACCAAAGTTCGCATTGTTTGCTCGTGGCTACACTCCAGCTGATACAGTAGATCAGCGCGAGTTGATGGATAAAGCGCCATATTCGGTTTGGGTGCGCGATGGCTGGCTGATTGCACCCGCTGGCAAGGTGATCCGCTATGACCATTTGGCTTATGACATCGTGGACGCTGCGGCAAAGTTTGATGTTCAGGCCGTTTCCTATGACCGCTGGCTGATCAAAACCTTTGAGAATGCACTGGATGAAATCGGTGGTGTGCTGCCTTTGATCGAACACCCGCAAGGAACAAACCAGCGCAAGGACACACCACTTTGGATGCCGCAATCTGTCAGCCAGTTTGAAGATTTAATCTTAGAAAAGCGCATCCGCATTGAGGTCAATCCTGCGCTTAGATCGGCTGTGGCATCTGCTTGCTTCTGGACATCACCAGCAGGGCTGCGCCGTTTCGAAAAGCAACGTGCCACAGGGCGCATCGACATGGCATTGGCGGCAACAATGGCGATTGGTGCGGCAATGGCTGGTGAAGCCACAAAACCACCCGCATCGCCTTGGGATGACCCTGCGTTTACACTTGGGGGCTGATGTGATATGTTTTTTTAAACATCCATCATGGAATGGAACAGATGGCACTATTTGATCGACTCCGTAAAACGGAAAAGCGCAATCTGGAAAACCCGACAGCGCCTGTTTCTGCCAATGATTTCCTGCAAATCATGGGCTGGGGCGACCTTTATGCATCATCTGGCGTCACTGTGAATGTGGATACAGCCCTTGGCGTTCCTGCTGTTTGGGCTGCGGTCAACTTTATAGCTGGCACGATTGCTGGTCTGCCGCTTCAAGTCTATCGCAAAGCTGCTGATGGTGGCCGTGAAAAGGCTGATATTGGCCTATCAACAATCCTGCATGATGCCATCAATGATGATATGTCATCGTTTGAGTGGCGCAAATACTCATTCGAACAGACGCTGACAGGTGGCCGTGCGGTCACTTACATCGAAAAGAACAACAGCGGCGAGATTGTAAACCTGTGGCCGCTTGATCCTACCAAGGTGCGGGTGGAGCGGCTGATTGATGGGCGAAAAATCTATCGCGCCAGTTCACGGGTGTATGAATCCCGCGAAATCCTTGATCTGCCGTTTATGCTCAAAGCAAACCTGACAGATTCGCGTGGGCCAATCTCGCAAAATAAAGATGCCATTGGCATGGCGATTGCAGCCAGCCGCTATGGGTCAAAGGCGTTCCAATCTGGCGGCATTCCACCTGCTGTGTTGCAAGGGCCATTTGCATCTGGTGCTGCTGCCAATCGCGCATCAGAAGATGTGGCCGCAACGACACTGAAGCTGGCTAAGGAAGGCCGTCCAATCATGGCTTTGCCGCTGGGCCATGAGTTAAAAACCATTGGTCTATCGCCAGAAAATATGCAGTTGATCGAATTGCAGCGGTTCAGCATCGAACAGATCGCCCGCATTTATTCGCTGCCACCTGTGTTCCTGCAAGACCTGACGCATGGGACGTTCAGCAACACTGAACAGCAGGATTTGCATTTTGTTAAGCACACAGTGAAGCGCTGGGTGGAACAGTTCGAACAGGAAATGAACCTGAAATTCTTTGGCCGTGGTTCAGATTTCTATGTTGAATTCAATGTGGATGGCCTTCTGCGCGGTGATCTGAAAAGCCGCATGGAGGCTTATGCAGTTTCGATTCAGAACGCTATTCGCACACCCGATGAGATTCGCGCTATTGAGAACTTACCAGCCAAGGGTGCAACTGATCTGCTGATCCAAGGCGCAACTGTTCCGCTTGGTTCACAGCCTATGGGAAAACCAAATGCCATATCCGAATGAACACGCTGCGCGTTTGGTTGACCCAAGTAAATTTGATAAATTCAGCCGTGTGAACGATCAAGGTGGTGATGGCGTTGATTTCATCTATGGAATCAAAGGTGATGATCCGCTTGTGATCCAAGCAATCCGCTTTGATGCGTCAAAGTTTACACCAGCACAGGCTAAGAAGTGGCTGAAAGATAATGGCTTTGAACCTATATTGTTTGAAGATGCCGTTCCAATAGACGACACCAGCCGCAATGTGCTACAATCAGGAAATCAAACGGGGTCAG